TCTATCACTCCTACACTAGCAACAGGTGGTAAAGCTATTATTACTTCTACTCCTAACTCAGATGAAGATCAGTTTGCTTTAATTTGGAAGGGTGCTAACAAATGTGAAGATGAATATGGCAACCTAACTGATGTTGGTGTAAACGGATTTAAAGCCTATAAAGCAGATTGGAAAAGGCATCCAGAACGCGATCAAGCTTGGGCTGACAAGATGCGTAACCAGCTTACACTAGATCGCTTCCGTCGAGAGATGGACCTGGAATTTCTTATCGCCGATGAAACTTTAATAAATCCTAGTACATTAATAGAACTTTCTGGTATAGAACCTATCAATCGTATGGGGCAAGTTCGTTGGTATGATCAACCAAAAAAAGGCATGATATACGCAGTTGCTTTAGATCCGTCATTAGGAACAGGTAGTGATCCAGCAGCAATACAAATTTTTGAAGCAAATACAACAACACAAATAGGTGAATGGAAACATAATAAAACAGACATTCCCAGTCAAATAAAACTATTAGCACAGATAAACAAGTATATTGCAGATATAACCAATGAACCAAACAATATTTACTATTCTATTGAAAACAATTCAATTGGTGAAGCAGCGTTAGTATCATTAAATGAATATGGCGAAGCAAATATTCCGGGTGTTTTTATCAGTGAACCTGGAAAGAAAAGAAAAGGGTTCAATACTACAAATAAAACAAAACTAGCAGCATGTGCTAAGTTTAAAACTTTAGTAGAAAGTAAAAGAATGCATATTAATAGCAGAAGTTTGATTTCTGAATTAAAAGCTTTTATAGCACATGGCGGTAGTTATGCTGCTAAAGTGGGCGACAATGACGACTTAGTTATGGCGACATTACTTATAGTAAGAATATTACAGCAATTGGGTGATTACCATTATGACTTGGAAAATCAAATCAAGGACCACGATGAAGTAATTCAGCCCTTACCTTTCTTTGCTGTCATTAGTTAGCATTTAAGATAAATACTATATTAGTTTAGGAACACTACCATGGCCATTGACCAAGAATCATTTAATACTGACCTCTATAAGCTTTTAAGAACTAGAGGTTATAAACCTGTACCAAAAGACGCTAAGAATCAGCGCACTCAACCCGAAGCAGCAGAAGTGTTTAATTTTACCTTTACGAAAGATGGTAAAGATTATGGTGATGCTTGGGTTACAATAGACGATGCTAGTAACGTAGTTCTATACTATAGCAATGAACAAGAAGAAAGCCCATCTGGTAAAAGTTCAAATTTAGATTACGATGACTCATGGTCTGGATTAAAAAGACATTTAAAGCAATGGTCCATGAACAAACAACTTTCATTTGAATTACGAAACAAAGACGAATTAGGTGACGATATGGCGCAACGAGATTATATAAAAAAGAAAGAAAAGATGAATGAAGGTTATCATTCAATGGGAAGAAAAGCCAGTTACAACGATAACATTCCTGCTGTTAAAATCATTCTTCAGCACAACAGACAAATTGAAGAAGGAGAACAGCGTTATAGAAATATCGCTAAAATCTTTTTAGAAAACCAAGATGGTGAAAGATTTTTAGCACCAACTACTCGTCCAGGTATAGCTCAAATTTATGCTAGACATATTGCAGAGAGCGGAGTGCCAAATGATGAGCGTTGGAATCATATTAAAGCATTGTGCGAAGAATATGGTAAAATGGCTGGCTTTGTTCGCGCTACTAAAAACAAACAGTTTAATGAATCAGCACAATCATTAGTAAATGAAGGTATCAATCATTATCAATCATTGCGTGAAACATTAGGTAAGTTACGCGGTCATAGAGGGTACAATATGTACTTTGAATCGTGGACTCCTGCTCTGATGGAAGATGATACAGATGGTACGCAGATCAATGAACTGTTTGTTCAAGAAACAGTAGACCCAAGAATTGAAAGTGTAATGCCAATCTTGTCAAGACTACACAAGAAAATAGGAGAAACTCAAGTGAAAGAAGTTAAAGAATTAGAACAATGGGCTGACAGTATTGTTGAACAAGGTGTAACAGAAGATCCTACATCAAAATTAAAAATGGGGGACAAAGTAGTTTGCGATTATACTGGTAAGCCAGCAGAAGTATCATACATATTAGGTGATAAAGCAAAAATCTCTATTGATGGTGTAAGACAGCCAAACTATCGTAACATTGAAAATCTAAAAAAGATTGCCTCTGAAGAAACTCTTGAAGAAGATTCAGATTCTAGCCCAGTAGAAAGCGCCATTATTCGTAGAATTATAAATGTTCGTCCTGAATTGTTAGGAAAACATGGCCCAGAAAAAGTTTTAGATGCTGTAAAAGAAGTTGCTAGCTATGTAGGCGATGTTGATGAAATTGGTTCTAGTGATGTTAGTGCATGGATCAGACAAGTTGAAAGAATTTTAAGTAGTCAGGAAGTCGAAGAAGATTTAGATCCACAACAGAAAAAAGCAGGCCAACTTGGACCAACTGAAAAGATAGGTCCAGAAGGTGCTGTTGGTAAATTGGTTGGCGCATGTGAATCAGTAACCGCGGAAGAAGGTACGCCCGAACATAAAGTAATCTGGAACTTGATCAACGGTGATCTTGATGCATACGATGTTATGAATCACCCCAAAACTCCAGCAGAGCGGAATGTATCATACATGATGCAAGAAAGATACGATGAAATTTCTAGTGAATATCCACTACATGCTGATGATGACTTTGAAAAAATATTAGAAAAATTGGTAGATGAATTAGCTGACGATTACGGTACTTCAGGATATTCAATGAATGAAGGACAAGAAGACTTAGATATGATCAAACGCTTAGTAAAATAAAAGGGTAAATCAGTTGTTCAAAAACCGCACTTTATTGTGCGGTTTCCTTTATACGGGTATAAATACTATTGACATAACCACCGACAAGTAGTATTATTGTTTATGTTAGTTAGATAAAGGTATCTAACGAATAGAGCAGTACACAAAGACCAACTTAAGGCAAATATAGGAGACCAACTCATGCCCTCGTTAGCAGAAATCAGAGCAAAACTTGCTCAGCAAGAAAACAAGCAACAAAAATCATCCAATTCATCAGACAACGCAATTTATCCCCATTGGAACATGGGCGAAGGTACTACAGCTACTATTCGTTTTCTTCCTGACGGTAACACACAGAATGAATTTTTCTGGGTAGAACGTCAAATAATTAAGCTTCAATTCAATGGAGTCAAGGGCGATCAAAACGCTAAACAAGTAACAGTTCAAGTTCCATGTATGGAAATGTACGGCGAATCTTGTCCTATTCTAGCAGAAGTTCGTCCTTGGTATAAAGACGAATCATTAAAAGAAATGGCAAACAAATACTGGAAAAAGCGTTCTTATCTTTTTCAAGGTTTTGTTCGTCAGAATCCAATGGGCGATGATACTACTCCTACGAATCCAATTCGTAGATTTATTATCAGTCCGCAACTTATTCCTATCATCAAAACTGGTTTGATGGATCCTGAAATGGAAGAGTTGCCAACTCACTTTACTCGTGGTCTTGACTTTGTTGTTCGTAAGACTTCTAAAGGCGGATACGCAGATTATTCTACTTCAAACTGGGCACGAAAAGAAACTGCTCTTACTGAAGCAGAACAAGCAGCAATTGATGCACATGGATTGTTTAAATTGTCTGACTTCTTGCCCAAGAAGCCAACACAAGCAGAACTTGCTATCATGAAAGAAATGTTTGATGCTTCAGTCGACGGCATGCCGTTTGATAATGAGCGTTGGGGTCAATACTTTAGACCATATGGTTTAGAAGCTCCCGCTAGCTCAACTGCTGCCCCTGCAACAACTGCAACAACTGCTTCAGCAGCAAGTGTAGATGATGATCTTCCTTTTGAACCAGATGAACCAGTAAGAGTTACTGCTCCTGCTGTTTCAAGTGATAAAGCACAGGATATCTTAGCTAAGATCCGCGCTCGTCAAGGTAATCAGGTTTAAAATCCTGTAAAGAGGGGAGTAATCTCCCCTCTTATCTTTTAGGAGGATTAATTATGACAATGCCTGATGAAAGATATCGCGCATTAAAGCAGTGTAGAAAATTTATGGAAGAACTTTGTGATCCAGGTAAAACACCTAGGGTACCTGGGTCTGTTAGAGATAGGGCAAGAGGTTTACTCAAACACTTTCCTCTAGAAACAGATTTAAACCATATCGCAGAAGCTTGTCCTGAATATCTTGACAATCACGCTCAACCTGCTAAAATTAGAGTGTTAAAATAAATCGGAGAATACATGACAAAACCATTTGACCTTTCTAAATTCAGAAAGGATATTACTAAATCTATTGAAGGCCTAAGCATTGGCTTTAACGATCCTACTGATTGGATCAGTACTGGAAACTATGCTTTAAACTATTTGATTTCTAGTGACTTTAAAAAGGGAGTTCCTCTTGGTAAAGTTACAGTATTTGCAGGCGAATCGGGTGCTGGAAAAAGTTTTATTTGTTCCGGTAACTTAGTTCGTCACGCACAAGAACAAGGAATCTTTGTAGTCTTAGTTGACTCAGAAAACGCATTAGACGAATCCTGGCTTCATGCTCTTGGGGTAGATACTAGTGAAAGTAAACTTTTAAAACTTAATATGGCCATGATTGACGATGTAGCTAAAACTATATCAGAATTTATGAAGTCATATAAAACAATGCCAGAAGAAAACAAACCAAAAGTTTTATTTGTGATTGATTCACTTGGTATGTTAATGACACCTACTGATGTTAATCAGTTTGAAGCAGGTGATATGAAAGGTGATATGGGTCGCAAGCCCAAAGCACTTACAGCACTAGTTCGTAACTGTGTAAATATGTTTGGTTCTCAAAACGTTGGGTTGATCGCAACTAATCATACTTACGCAAGTCAGGATATGTTTGATCCAGACGATAAAATTTCTGGTGGTCAAGGATTCATCTACGCAAGTTCTATTGTTGTAGCAATGAAAAAGCTAAAACTAAAAGAAGACGAAGATGGCAACAAGATCACAGAAGTCAGAGGTATTAGAGCCGCATGTAAAATCATGAAAACTCGTTATGCTAAGCCTTTTGAAAGTGTTCAAGTTAAAATCCCATATGATACAGGAATGAGTCCCTATTCTGGATTAACTGATATGTTTGAAGCAAAAAGCATATTATCTAAAGAAGGTAATTCATTAGTGTACAAAACTAACAATGGTGATGTTATCAAGAAATTCCGCAAAGGATGGGAACGTAATGATGATAATTGTCTAGATACAGTTATGAATGAATTTCACAATAGAAAAATTGAAACTCCCGTCGAATTAATTGACGAAGAGTAAATAGCCGTATTAAATAACAAAAACTTAGAGGAGCATATATGAGTTTAGAACTTGTTACTGAAATATGGGCTGCAATGAAACCCTTGTTTGTTATGTCAGACAGACCTGAAGCAGCCGAAACATTTGTAAATGTGTTAATTGATAATGACTTTGATCCTAGAGATTTGAAAAAAGCATTTAAAAAAGACGGTAACATTATCAATGCCTTAGGCTTACATGATGATGTACATGATGATGTAAGTGATGCGGAAGAAGAGGAAGATGATGAAGATGGTTACGAAGATTACGATGATGACGAAGATGATGATTATTAATGACTTGGTATAATCGTGTAACTACTGATCTTTCTAATCTACCTGACTTTATAGCACATCATGAAGCAGAATTAGTGGATGCGAAAAAAATGGTAAAGGTATACGGTAATGTTGAAAAAAACATTGCCGCATTACCCGGTACTACTGAACAGTATTTTTCACATCTTCAAGAAGTTGAGGCAGTGCTTAACTATCTTAATATTCAACTACGAAAAATAAGAAGAAAGCATTTTCAAAAATATCTTGAAGCTTACAACCGTGCATTAACTTCACGAGATGCTGAAAAGTATACTGATGGTGAAGATGAAGTAACTGACTACGAATCTTTGATAAATTCAGTTGCGCTTTTACGAAACCGATATCTTGGAATCATGAAAGGATTAGAAGCTAAATCCTTCATGCTAGGCCATTTAGTAAGATTAAAAACAGCAGGCATGGAAGATTTTAGTATTGGATAATACTAAAATCTCCTGTTTGACTTTCTACTAACGCAGTACAACTTTCACACCAATCACCGTCATTCATATACTTTACGCCATTTATCTCTCTGATAGTGGCGTGATGTATGTGCCCTGCTATTATACCATCATATCCTTGTTTAACACAATATCTAATCATTTCTATTTCAAAATCACCTATATAACTAGCAGCTACTTTGGCTTTTCTTTTTAAGTATTTGGCTAAACTCCATGGCTGCATGTTAAACATTTTTCTAATACCATTTACAAACCGGTTCAAATAAATTAACCCGTCATACGCAACATCACCCATACGCATTACC